GATTTAATCTAAGGAAGTTAGTGTAACTCTTGCTTTCTGTCCACTAGAACATCTGCATGGTAATGATTGTCCTACACATTCTAATGATTTTAATTTCTTAGATGTAATATGGTCTTCTCTATCTACCCTGAAGTGAACTAAATGTGATGCTACATCGCTTGCCTTAGTAAATGCGCCTGCAACATACCAAGTTCCTGACATTGTTGTTTTCTCTACTACGAATATATTCATATCACAGTTCTCCTTTATTTTCCATCGTCGTTATATATCACCTAATAAGGTCACCAAACCATCAAAATCTTCTTCTTCGCCTAATAAATCAGCTAGGTCATATATAGCATCACCATGTTCGGCTGCTAGAGACTGCAGATAATCTTCACGACTATCATATCCATTCTGCTTATATACATTGTTGTCACTTGTCATAATTAATCTCCGTTCAATGTTTCTATGGCGAACTATAATCGCCTAAAAGTTATTTGCAATCATTACTTTAAATAACCAAAGATTTTAATTGTATAAATAGCAATAACAACAAAATATTTTATTAGGAGAAATAATTATGGACTATCAGTGTCCCGAGTGCAGCGAGGTTATGTCTTTATCCGAAGATAAGCAATCTCATACTTGCACTAAGTGTGATGTATCATTAACGCTCGACGAAGCAACTGCTAAGTTTGAAGCTGGCGATTTGGTCGGTTTGATTGAAGAATCAAAAATTGACCATGATGAAAAAACTATTGTGGCATCTATTGATGAAGACATTAATGCACTATGCGAAGGCGAAGACCTTTCTGAAGCTTTTCAAGAAAAAGCTAAAGTAATCTTTGAATCTGCTGTAGCTACACGTGTTAAGGTTGAAGTTGCTTCTTTGGAAGAAGAAACAACCACACGTATCACCAAAGAATTGTCTGAGCAGGTAGATGGTTATTTGGCTGCAGTTGTATCTAAATGGCTAGAAGAAAACAAACTAGCTATTGAATCAGGTCTTAAGTCTGAAATGGATGAATCTTTCATGTCAGGCATGGCTGAATTGTTCAAAGAGCATTATGTAACTATTCCTGAAGGTAAAGAAGACCTAGTTGAGGCGTTGGCTACTAGAGTTGAAGACCTTGAAGGTAAGCTTGATGAATCAATTGATTCTGGTGTTGCTTCTGCTAAAGAATTAACAGAAGCCGAAAAAGCTTTGAAAGTTCTTGTATTGTCTGAAGGTTTGGCTGATACACAGAAAGAAAAATTGTTGTCTCTTGCCGAAGGTATCGAAGCTGATACGGCAGAAGCATTTGGCGAAAAGCTTGAAGTTTTGAAAGAAAGTTATTTCAAAGCTAAAGACAGCGATGATTCATTGAATGAAGTCAAAAGAGTCAAAAGTTTGGATGAAGGCAAAACGTTGACCGCTCGTGAAGTGTCTCTACAGATGCTTAAGAACAAAGAGTAATCAACACCAAAGTTTGTTATTGCATAAATAGCATACAAGAATAAATTTTATATTAATACTAGGAGAAAATTACCATGGCTGAACAGGCTCTGTTATCAGAAGAAATTAAAGAAAAGTGGGCTGGGCATATTGTTGCCGAAGGCTGCGAAGAAATTAAAGACGCGACTATTCGTAACAATACGATTCGTCTTTTGGAAAATACTGAAAAAGCACAGTTGGATGAAGCTACAAACTCAACCAACATGACAGGCTTTGACCCAGTAATCTTGAGCATGGTTCGTAGAGTTATGCCTACATTGGTAGCTAATGACATTTTGGGTGTTCAACCTATGTCTGGTCCTACTGGTTTGGTTTTCGCTATGAAAGCACATTATACTGGCGATGCTGCTACTGGTCCAGAAGCATTCACCGAAGCTATGCCTAATGCGGCTTTTGCTGCTAAACAAACTACTGCTGCTGCTGAACAACTTGGTTCTGGTTCTGCCGTAACTGAAGCTGGTGTTGCTGGTACTGTAACTCCTGTTGCACAATCTAATCCCTGGCCAGAAATGAGTATGGAAATTGTGAAACAGCCTGTAACTGCTGATTCACGTGCGTTGAAAGCAAAATATACAACTGAATTGGCTCAGGATTTGAAAGCTATCCATGGTTTGGATGCTGAAACTGAATTGGCTAATATCTTGTCTGGTGAAGTGGTTGCTGAAATGAACCGCGAAATCGTTGCTTTGATTGAAACTCAAGCTGTAGCTGGTGCTTCTTTGGCTACTGTTGCAGGTACTTTCGACTTAACCGCTGATGCTGATGGTCGTTGGTCTGTTGAACGTTATAAAGGTTTGTTGATTCAAATCAATCGTGAAGCTGGTTTGATTGCTACACAGTCTCGTCGTGGTTTGGGTAACTTCATCATCACTTCTACTAATGTTGTTGCTGCTTTGGATATGGCATCTAGCATTGACACTAGCTTGGTTTCTGGTAACTTGGGTGCTGACGGTGTTGGTGTATCTTTCGTAGGCGTACTTGCAGGTCGCTTCCGTGTTTATATTGACCCTTACATGACAGTTGATAAAATCATCTTGGGCTATAAAGGCAAAACACAATATGATTCAGGTTTGTACTACTGTCCATACGTTCCTTTGCAAATGATGAAAGCTGTTGGTGAAGATGACTTCCAACCGCGTATTGGTATGAAGACTCGTTATGCGACTACTCATAACCCATTCGTGAGTGGTACTGCTGGTCAGAACATCTTCTATCGTACTTTCCTTGTAACAGGCATGTAAGATAATAATAACTAGCTAAGGGTTGACTTAGCACTTTGAAGCCACCTAGTAGAAATACTAGGTGGCTTTTTTTATTTGTATTTCGCGTGTAAATATGTATCATGCGCGATAATAATGATTAAATATACACGACGATTAAATAAATTCTGTGATGAATATAAAAATAAATCTGCTAATGCAGTGCTTGGTAAAGATAATGCTCATATTATATATGAGTTGAACGAATCAACATCATTCTTAAACGTAATCATCAAGAAGGGTACAAAGGGAATCAAAATAAGGTTTCATTGTGTTCTTAATAATATCCATGAAATACCATCATGCTCTAATTGCACTAATCTTGTTAAAATAGATAAATCTAATGACTCCACGTTTACAAAATATTGTTCATCAGTATGTCAAAGTAAAGGTAACACATTCGATAGGTCAAGTATTATTACAGAAGATTTGATTAAACTTAGACACATGAAAATGTCATATGATGCTATTGGTGAATATTATGGTGTGAGTGGTCAATTAATATCGCGAATTATTAAGGAAAGAAATCTCGAATTCCCATCTTTAAATTGTGCCATGCCTCACGTGGTAGATAAGCTAAGTTCATATGACATTATGTATGACCTCTACGTGAATCAGAACAAAACATGTGAAGATGTCGCGAAAGTAATAGGTTCATCTAAGGCAGAGGTGGCTAAGTGGTTATCCAAGCTAAACATCGAAGCTAAATCATCAAATTCCTATGAAAGGAAGTTCAATAAACGTAGTAAAGGTGAGATTGAAGTGTATGAGGTTGTTAAGTCTATCAGAAATGATGCCTTATCCAGCGCACGTTCAATCCTAAGCGGTTATAGGGAACTAGATATACTTGTGCCTAGTTGTAGCCTTGCAATCGAATTTAATGGGCTTCTATGGCATTCTATGATGTTTGGTAATAAGGATAAATTTTATCATAGTAACAAGACTAAAGAATGTAATGAACAAGGTATTGAGTTATGGCATATATTCGACGACCATTGGAATGACCCGACCAAGCGAGATATTTGGACAAGCCGAATACATTGTAAATTAAAGTCTGATAAAGTCAAACGTATCCACGGAAGAAAGTGCGAAATCATCGAGGTTAGTACAAATGATAAGCAACTTTTCATGGAAGAAAATCATTTACAGGGTCATGATAATGCAATGTTCAAGTATGGGTTAGTTCACGATGGTGAAATTGTAGCTGTTATGACCTTTTGTAAGTCGAGGTATAATTCTTTGTATGCTTGGGAATTATCTCGATTTGCCGTCAAGAAATATCATCATGTGAATGGTGCTTTTAGTAAACTACTAAAGCATTTTAGAAAAAATAACCAAGATAGTATCATTTCATATGCTGATAAATCATACTCTAATGGAAATGTGTATGCTACTAATGGGTTCAATCTTATATCAGAATTACATCATGATTATTTCTATACGAAGAATTATAGAGTTAGATACCATAAAAGAGGGTTCACTAAGAAGAATATTAAGTCTAAATGTGAGTTCTTTGATGCTAATCTAACAGAATGGCAAAATATGCAAATGAATGGTTTTGATAAAGTGTGGACGTGTGGAACTAAAACTTATGTGTTGCAATAACT